TCAGGACGTAGACACTGGGAATTTATTGGTCGTAAACTCGATCGCAAACTTCGCCGTTAAACAAGATTAGTTAAAAGGGAGGGGGTAAGGGGTAAAGGGAACCTGGGTTCCCCCTAAAAATTGAATTTAATACTCTATTTTTTTTATAGTTTATAGTCAAAATACACAAGTAAATATAAGTTAATATTTAACATGGCTTGTTCTAGCAATCATGTTCGCGACATTGAATCGATTTACTCGAAAAACGACAAACAATTCCACTCAATCACCGCACAAAATATTCATAAATATGAAGAGCTGGTGCTTACACTTTACAACGGCTGTAAAAACGATAAGAAACTGTTCAACAAAATCTACGCCAAACTGCAAAAAAGGGGTGATATTATTGTGAAGAAGTCTTTCCTCGTGTATGTATATCAGAAGATGATCAAAGAAAACAAAATCGAGAGTGATCAGCGATTTTGGCTCATGTTGCAAAAGTGTCCAAGTCGCAATCTATCTGGTGTGAATAGTTTTGCGGTTCTACTTTCACCGCACCCTCACGGTCAAAGTTTCAGTTGTAAACATAATTGTTACTATTGTCCTGATGAATCTGTGAAAAATGGCGCTGACCATGATATGCCGAGGAGTTACTTGAAAAACGAACCTGCCGTATCCCGTGGCTTTCAAAACAACTGGGATGCCTACGAACAGATGATGAATCGGATGAACAGTCTTCTTATGCAAGGTCATGAAGTCGATAAGCTCGACCTCATTATTGAAGGCGGTACATATACTGAATTTCCCAAGGAATATTTGATTGAATTTCATCGGGATTTGTTTTACAGTGCCAACACATTTTACGACAGCTCTCCCAAAAGGGCTCCCTATTCTCTTGAAGAAGAAATCCATATTAATATGACCACAAAAGTCCGGATCATCGGTATTTGTATCGAAACCAGACGTGACGCAATTAATGACGATTGGATTTGGTTTTTCAGAAATAGTGGAACCACACGCATTCAACTGGGTGTACAGCACATTAATGACAATATTCTCAAAAAAATTAATCGAGGACACACCTTTCTTGATGCTGTAAAATGTGTGCAATATCTCAAGAACAATGGATTCAAGATTGATATTCATATTATGCCGGATTTGCCCGGAGCAACGCCACAAATGGACAAGGACATGTTTGACGTGTTGTTCAACACCAGCCTACTTCAACCCGATCAAATGAAAATCTATCCGTGTGAGGTTGTACCTTGGACAGTGATTGAAAAATGGTACAACAGTGGAAAGTATGTCCCTTACTCACAGCAAAATCCAGATGCGCTCATCGACGTGGTTCAATACGCGATGTTGCAATGTAAGCCTTGGATGCGTATTCCACGAATCGTTCGCGACATCCCTCTTCCCTACATCTCTGGTGGCAATACTTGTATGAATATGCGGCAAGTCATTGACGATAAGCTTAAGAAGGTTGACAAGCACAGTAATGATATTCGAAGTCGGGAAATCGGCCGACACATTGAATACGATATTGAAAATGCTTCATATGTTGTTCGAAAATATGAGGCATCGGGTGGGGTCGAATATTTCATTTCGCTGGAAAGTCGGGACAAGAAGGTGATTTTTGGTTTCATTCGCTTGCGTATTCCTCCTATTGATCACCGTCCAGTCTTTGATGGCATTCGTGACACTGGATTGGTACGCGAATTACATGTTTATAATAATATTGTTCCTGTAGGACACAATAAGTCTATTTCAACACAGCATATGGGGATTGGTAAGAATTTGCTTCGCTATGCTGAGAATATTGCGTGGGTAAATGGGCTGACGGGTATTTCGGTCATCACCGGAGAAGGGGTTCGGGATTATTATCACAGGCGCGGATATAAAAGTATTGACACATATGCTATCAAATATTTCGAATGGGAGTTCCTACAAGGAATGCGTTATTCTCAATATTCGTGCTTAGTATATATACTTGCTTGGTTTGTATATATTGCAGAGGTTATGTTGGGGAGAATCTACACCACTTAAACGTTTCTGGGTAATTCACTATTATATTAACTGTTATGAAAATCTCCTATATTAACTTGTCATCGTTGTTATTATGTTTTGCACCAATATTAATTTTAAAAAAATCTTTTTATTCGATCATTATTTTATTTAATGGTATTTTATTCCATACTCATAGAGACAATAAACTATTATTATGCTATGATTTGTTTACTAATACATTAATTATTTTTTACGTCAATTATTATAATCAACATATACGGAGGCTTAGTTCTATTGTGTGTTTTTTAACAATTATTAACTTTTACACTTTGAGAAAATATTCATTTCAAGAGTATAAGCATGATATTTATCATAGTATCATAACACATGGTTTAGGGTCTTATTGTCTGTATCAGATATATTGACCCTCTCCTCTTATTCAGCATATTATTATCTAATGTTCTTATTTGTCTTATTGTTTGGACTGAATGTAATATGTTTTTTTGTTTTGTTTGTTTGGTTTGTTTCATGAAAGACGAAAAACAACGAGTTAATATCCGACATTACTTCCACTGATGGGTGGAAGGAAATATCACTTAATAATTCTATTGACTCTAAAAAGTTGTACTTTTCGTGATTCTTTATTTCGTGTTCATCGATATTAAAGTTATATTTGAATAAATTTACTAATTTGTAATGTTTTTCGTTTTTTTTTACTCTGTTCTTAATGACATTTTGGAGTTCGTGTTTTAATAATGTGTTAGGAATGGACAGTTTGATTTCTGATTTGTCTAAATTTTTCAAACACCTATTTGAATCTACATAAAGAAAAAAACATTGCATTTCTCTTAAATCTACTTTTGTGTACTTTAGACATTCTAATTCGTTTGATAATTCGTTTAGTATACAATCCTCCGATTCGGAATCGTAATCTTCCATTTTTATGATGAATTATTTTATAAAAAAGTTTTTAACTTAATTTTTAGGGGGAACCTAGGGTTTCCCCTAGTAGTCCATCATATCCTCATCATCTTCGTATAATTCGTCATCTGTTTCTTCTTCATTGCTAGAAGCATCAGAATCTGACATATCTACATCATCCCAAGAATTAATATACTCCTTGTGATACAATTCTGTGTCGTACTTCTCATATTGTTCGTGGCGAAGTAGTAGTGCATTTGCTTTGTTAATTTCGTCTTGTTTTTCTGCATTAATCAAATACTCATTTTCACATTCTTTACCAAACTTTTGTACGAGGTTTCCTGATCCGTCCCTCGACAATTTCACCCAACCATCTCGTACTTGTTCTTCATGTTCCACCTTCACTTCGCATTTTGCTACTCCTAGATAATTCATAGCAGGCGATTGATTCGTTTCCTCATTGAAAGTTGTCATTGTTATTTGTTTGTTTCTATTGATATTTGGTTAGTTTATTTTAAATGAATATATTTCAATTTTTAGGAGACTCTTTTTATAATCTATAAAAAATTAAATATTCTTATACATCAATAGAATGGATTTTGAAAAAATATGGAATAATAACAAACCCGATTTAATATTCTTATTATACGTTGTCACACTTTTAGGAATGTTGACCACCTTTAAATATATAGCAAAGTAAAATAATACAACATTATCGATTACCTTTAAAATTGAAAAAAATCACAACGCTACTTTACATGTATTTCTTTAGTTGAAACCGAATGACTTTTGTATTAGCAAGTACACGTTTCAATAGTATTACTCGGGACGAAAACCTCGCTTACCGTCGGAAAAAAGAATATGATGGATGTATCTATGGTAGTCCTGTGAAAATTTCATCAAAAGTGCCTGAGAATCGTTACATGTTCGTATTTGAAATGGATATTTCTCCTGATGTTAAAGATATTATTGGTATTGGTTTAATTCAAAATATTTTAGATCGCAAAGTTAAATGCGCTATTTATGAGATTCCAAAATACAACAAATACATATACCATTCTAACTATCGAATTGATGTAAAAGACATGACTGTGGGTGAACTCGAATTCATCAAAAAAATGCAATACGCATTGTTTAAAACAAAATCTCATGTACAAAGAAGTATTGGTATTACACAAATCCCTGTTAAAAATCTTATGAACGTCTCTTTTACTAATGAATATGTTGTACAACAACTTGTACAAATGTTTACTAATAGGCGGAAAATGTATTAAATGTCTTATGGCATAAATATATTATACAATAAATATAACTGACTAATGAATAGTAATTTAGATATAAACGATTGGACTATTGATGATCTTTTTTCTTTATATCAATTAGACCCCCCTTTCACTAAAGATAAAATACAGACGAAAACTAATGATTTATTGTCTAAGTATGCCACTGGTGTTAATGATAGAGATGGAAATCTTCGTTCCTTCTTCAATAAGGCCAATATTAAATTGATCGAATCACTTAACTCGGTAGAGTCGACAAATAATATTTACGATAAAATTATATACATCAACAGTAGTTATAGAAAAAACAATGTTTATGATGGGGAATATGGTTCACTCACAGTTGGTAATATGATCACCTACAATGAAAGTGATTTTACTTTTAGTTTGACCGAATCAATGAAAAATGTAATGTCACTTTCTTTATCATCAATAGAGATTCCTTATACGTGGTATAATATTGATTCTGCTTATTCGAATAATTTTTTATGGATTGATGATACTCGTATTGAAATTCCTAGTGGTCACTACACTGTATCATCTTTGGTAGACGCATTGAATAATCATGCTACTTTTAGTAATTTTCTATCACTATCTTATAATTCTGCCTCATACAAAATTTCTATTTCTAAAATAACTTCTAGTGATCTCACAATAGTGTTTCACCGTAAAAATGATACTTGGAGGAATTATAATTTAGGTTGGATTCTCGGTTTTAGAGATTCAGAATATTTTTATCCCGATTCAATTAACGAGATTAACGGGGAGGAAATTATAAATCTTACTCATACACAGTTTTTCTTCTTGTTATTGGATGATTACAATAATAATAAAATATCAAACAATCTAGTCACTTTATACGACGAAGAAAGCGCGCTTACTTTGCCCGATTATTTTTCCAATAGTTTAGATGTTTCTGGCCTAAATGCTGATAATATTGTCCAGTATAATCAGGGAGTTCCACGTCAAATAACCTTAGCACAGCAGTATTCATTGAATGAAATTTTGATACAAAGACACAAACCAACTGAAAAACTTAAATTTTCTATCAATTCGGATGTTTTAGCGATTATTCCCGTTGATGTAAATGGTTTGCAGTTTGCGTATTCCTCATTTTCGTATGTTAGTAATAACTCATCCGTTCGTAAATATTGCGGTAAGGTCGATATTGATCGTATGCGAGTTCGTTTATTTAATGAAAGAGGGCAACTCGTTAATTTGAATGGTGCAAATTGGTCCCTTGTGTTGAAGAGTACTCATGAATAAGAACATTTATTTCTAATTTAGGAACTCGTGAAAAAATATATATTAATAGTATATATATAAAATGGGTGCAAGAGCAGCTAGATATAAAAATACTATTAGTAGAAGAAATCAAGGTGGTGGTCCAAGCAAGTCGGGATTAGTACCTAGAGTTTCGTTTGGTTTTGGTGTCACAAACCGCTATGTAAGACGCAGAGGTTTAGGTAATTCATACACAACAAAAAACTTTATTTCGCGTACTAATCAAACTACTGGTCGTATTGGTGGTATGAGATTAAGATACAGAACATACAGAAGAAGATAAACTCTAACAAACTAATGGAACCATTGGACACATTTCTTGTTTAATTCTCATTTTTTCACCATGTGATACGTGATTTGTGGCATAATCTTTACATTTTTGTGCTGTGTAGTTTCCGTTCGTGTTTGAATACACTATTCTTTTAATATTAAAATCCTTCATTTGATTTGCACAATATATGCAGGGGGCAGAATCACGAATTTCGTTGTCGTGACCAACCCGCACTACATATATTGTTATTTTCTTAAACAACTTTTAACTGATGTGACCGTGATTTCACATGAGCACGCATGGCGTAGTAAGTATTGCGAATAGTGTCGATTTCGGCATGACAACTGCACATCTTATGGATAATTTTATCGTGCGAATTCGTACGGTAATGATTGTGACCGCGTCCGATGATTTTCCCATTCATCGTTGCAACACACCCATGCTTCATCAAACACGGGGACTTAGATGCTTCATCGAATGCGTGGCTCGCGAGTGAAATGTCTTTCTGAGAAATATAATCAGCCATTGGTTTGTATATTATCTACAATAGTCCTTTAATTGGTATTAATATTTCAATTTTTATAGGATACTTAGGTTCTTCTTTACCCACTACTTCGATATTTGCATTATAGTTCTTATTGTACCATTCGACAGTTTTTGCAATTCCATCGGCGAATTTGGTGCGAGGCTTGTACCCAAGTAACGTAGATGCCTTGGTTATGTCAGCACATGTGCGTGGTACATCACCTGGTTGGTCTGGAAGAATCTTTATCACTGCCTTACGTTCAGTACAACGTTCCACAATATCAATAAAATCTTTCAGACATGTCGGATCGCCATTTCCAAGATTGTAAATCTGATATCCATGTGGGCGATCGAGGGCGCGCAGGCACCCGTCAACAATGTCTTCCACAAACGTGTAATCCCGCGACGACGACCCATCACCGAACTGCTGGATTTCAAGTCCGCGACTCACATGTTCAATAAACTTAAATGGTGCCATGTCGGGGCGACAGCCAGGTCCGTAGACAGTGAAGAACCGCAGACCCGCGACTGGAAGTTGATAAAGGTGATTGTATGTGAAACCGATCAACTCGCAACTTTTCTTCGTCGCTGCATACGGCGAAACTGGGTTGGATACGTCGTCGCTCTCTGAGAATAACGATTTCCTCGAACCACCATACACACTCGACGATGACGCGAACACAAAGTGCTCGCATCTATGCTTTCGTGATAGCTCTAGTAGGCGGGTTGTTGCCTCAATATTCGAGTGAATGTAGACAAATGGGTCGTCGATGGACGGTCTTACACCTGCACGAGCAGCTAGATGTAATATCCAACGAGGGTTTTCCTCTTCAAAGATTTTAGTGATGAACTCTGTGTTGCAAATGTCGCCCTCAAAGAAGCGGAATGTGCCAGTGTAATTTGTCAACCTTTCTAGTCGCTCAATATTTGCCCGTTTGATGCGGACGTCGTAGTAGTCATTTACCTCGTCAATCCCAATTACAATATCGCCACGCGCAATAAGTTTTTCTGCACAATTTGACCCTATAAACCCGGCAACACCTGTTACCATAACAATCTTGCTACCTACATGAGGTGCAATAGATCCCTCTTCATCGCCATCACTTGATTCTACTATGGAGTAATCTGACTCTGACACGGCTTCACAATCTGGATAACTGTAAAAAGCCATGCTAATTATTGTTTTGAATACAAAGTATTCATTATTATTTATTTATTTCAATTTTATAACCTAGAAGAACCACTCTTTAATAAAATATAATCTGGATTAATATTATATTTCTATTATGAATGATCCTGAAGCTAAAAGTATTCAGTATAGAAGAATATTAGACCACCCATTACACAAAAAAGCGACTGGACATTCAGTTAAAGCAGAGGCTGCGAGAAAAGCACGTCATCTAAAAAGAGCAAAAGATTTTTCTCGTATAAAAACTTTGCGACTGGTTTCGAAAGTAGATAATAAAAATATACCTGAAGATGTAGAGAAACAAATACAAACCATCCTGATAGAACATGCTGGTAAGCGTCACAAAAAAACAAAGGCAAAAAAAACTAATGCAAAAAAACGAAAAAAGACGGTAAAACGCTAACTAATGTCTCTATCTTACACCACAAATATCATTATTGAAAAAAATATTATTTGTTTATAAAATCGTTATAAAATCGTTTTAAAATCGTTATAAAATATAATAAAGTGAAGTATTTATGGATGAAATTATTATTATAATAGATGGGTATTTATTTGATGTTACTGAGTTTTCCAATAGCCATCCAGGTGGTAAAAGATTATTACAAAAATACCATTATAAAGACGCTACAAAAGATTTTAACTCTATTAAGGGGCATTCTGATGCTCATGCTTTGAGCATATTAGATAAATGTTGTATTGGTAAAGTGGGGGACCTAGGTTCCCCCTAAAAATTGAAATTTAAAATAAAAGCATTTTAATTTAGTATAATTAACATGCTTCTCAAGATCTACGTGAATGACCCCGAACTTCGCCAAAAATATGTTGACTACATCAAAGAAAAAGTGATGCCCAATCTTTCGTCTCCTTATCCAGACGCTGGATTTGATCTCTTTATTCCTGAAAAATTTGTTATTGATGCTTTTGAAAATAAGAAGGTTGACCTCGGAGTCAAGTGTGCAGCATTTGATAAAAATGGCGACCCTCTCTCGTTCTATGTTTATCCTCGTTCCAGCATTGGAAAAACAAAGGTCCGTCTAGCTAATTGTGTTGGAATCATTGACTCGGGTTATCGTGGTTGCCTCGGTGTAATGTTTGATAATATTAGCAAATCTCCTGTTGAAGTCGAAAAGGGTACGCGACTTGTTCAAATTTGTTCACCTACTCTTTCACCTATTAAAGTAGAGGTCGTTGCAAACGAAGATGTTCTTGGCTCTACCCAGCGTGGGGCTGGTGGCTTTGGTTCGACTGGCGGTACTATTACCGGGGGACTACCGGTTCCTCCAAGCCCCCCTTATTGAAATAAACCTAACAAAAAACAATAAGGGGGAATCTAGCTTCTCCCTCTCAATGATGTCTTATGCTTTTTATTATTAACTTTATTGCGTCTAGTTTTTACATAATTTATTAAATTTTTCACAAAATTGCTTACTATTGTGGTCTTTTTATTTTTTAATGTTTCTTTGTGTTTTCTCTTTCTCTTCTTTTTTCCTCGCTTGTTTTTACGGGTTCGGGCGCCACCTCTTTTAATACCTGTTAGAGCTTGTCCTAAATCTCCGACCGCGGGCGGCGGCGGTACCCCACTACGTGAAAATAGTGGAAATTCTTGTATAAACCTATCAAACCCTTCTTGTGGTGCGGGTGTTGCTATTTGTGGCTCAGTTGGTACGCGTCTTGCTATGGGTGGTGTTTCTACAACTGCAGTTGGTTCTGCTGGTCGGAGTTCATCTGGTTTTTGTGCACTTACTGCTTTTTTTAATATGTTTTTTATTGTATTTACTGCATTTTCCACTTTTTGGCGTTTTTCTTCGGCTTGGCGTTTTTCTTCGGCTTGGCGTTTTTCCTCTGCTGCCATATTCTCTGCTTCTCTAGCGCTTGCACCCCTTTCTTTAATCTCTTCTAACACTTTTGATTTATTCTTACGTTTTTCTTGCATTTCTACACCTCGTGCTGCAGCTTGTCCTGCTAGTGCTATCTTTGTTTTACGTTGATTTTCTTCTTCAATACGTTTCGCCTCTTTTGCTGCCGCTTGTGCTGCAAGTCTCGCTTTTTCTTCTGCTACTCTCGCCGCTTCTGCTGCCGCAATTCTCTTTTTTTCTGTTGTGGCTTCTTTTTCAAGTCTCGCTTTTTCTGCAGCTTCTGCTGCTGCTGCCGCTTCTGCCTCTGAAATGCGTGTCAACCTTTTTTGACCTGCTTCTGCTGCTTTTTTGGCTACATTTTTAGTAACTGCATTTTTTAGTAGTGACCTAATTTGTTCAAACGCTTCTCTAACACGCTTTTCTTTAACACGTTTCGCTTCTGCTGCTGCCGCTTCTGCTGCACGTCTCGCTTCTTCTGCACGCCTAGCTTCTTCTTCTGCTGCCGCTTCTGCTGCACGCCTAGCTTCTTCTTCTGCTGCCGCTTCTGCTGATGTTATTGGTGGTACTGGAGGTATTGGAGGTGTTATTTGTGATGTAGGCGTTGGATCCGATACTGGGTCTAAATCTGATGTTGTGGATGAACCCGATGCTGGATCTGAATCTGATGGTGGATCTATTATTTTTGGTACTGGGGGTGTTGGAGGTGTTATTTGTGATGTAGGCGTTGGATCCGATACTGGGCCTGATCCTGGGTCTGAATCTGATGATGTGGATGAACCTGATTCTGGATCTAAATCTGATGATGGATCTATTATTTTTGGTGCTGGAGGTATTGGAGGCGTTATTTGTGATGTCGATACTGAATCTGATATTTTGGGCACTGGAGGTATTGGAGATGTTATTTGTGATGTCGATGCTGAATTTGATGCTGGAGTTAATTCTGAACTTGATGCTGAGCCTGATGTTGGGGCTGGTTCTGATATTTTTGGTACTGGTGGTATTGGAGGTGTTATTTGTGATGTAGGCGTTGAACCGGATGTTGAAACGGGTGTTGAACCGGAGCCTGAACCGGAACCTGAATCTGAATCTATTATTTTTGGTACTGGTGGTATTGGAGGTGTTATTTGTGATGTTGGTGATGTTGGTGATGTTGGTGATGTTGGTGATGTTGGTGATGTAGGCGTTGAACCGGATGTTGAAACGGATGTTGAATCAGAGCCTGAACCGGAGCCAGAACCATCC